TTCCAATGCTCGCTTGCTTTACACGAACCGTGTTTTGAGAAATACCTCCTTAAATGAGCGGCAAAAGAATAAAATTGCCGAAGCTATTTCAAGGGCTGGTTCAGTAACAGAGGCAAAGACAATATATAAAACGCTTGAAAGCGCAGTGCCGACCCATTCTAAACAGGGTCCTCAATCACTGAGCGAAGCAATTAATCGTCCATCTTCTGTTATTCGTGCGACTCGTAAAGAGTCGACACAACCATCTGATCCTTTTACGGATCGAATGAAAAAACTAGCAGGAATAAAATAAATACATTATAGGAGGTATTAAAAAATGTCTAGTATCGTAGAAAGGTTGACGGAAGGTATCGTCAATCGTGACATGCGCGCCGAAGGTGGCGCATTACTCGCTAAGTGGGAGAAGACCGGTCTTTTGGAAGGTATCGGTAAAGAACGCTCTCGCCAAAGCATGGCTCGTTTGCTTGAGAACCAAGCGAAAGAGCTACTCCGTGAGTCCAGCACAATGTCTGGTGGAGATGTCGAAGGCTTCGCAGCCGTCGCATTCCCCATCGTTCGTCGTGTTTTCGCGGGTCTGATCGCCAACGATCTCGTTAGCGTTCAGCCGATGAGTCTACCAAGTGGTCTCATCTTCTTCCTTGATTTCACCACATCCACTAGCGGTGCTGGTCTTCCTCGTTTGGGTTACGGCGCAACCGAAGAGTCTCTGTACGGTGGTGGGCGTGTTGGTAGTCAGATCACTGGTGGTGTTGACCTTACCGGAAGTAATGCTGAGGCTGGTCCTTATGCACTTAACAACGGTTATGCTTCACCAACTGGTTCTCTGTATCATATGGACACTGTACCGAGCGCCGGCTGGGTTGTGGTAGCTTCTGGAACGGTTGGCGGTGGTGGTTACATCAACGGCACCGATACGATTAGTGCCACTGACCAAGCCACGCTAGATAGTCTGTGTCAATATGACGTCGACCTCTCTGGTACCATGGTTGCTGTTCTGGAGATGACCGGAACTACGGCTGGAGCCGTTGGTAACTTTGGTCAGCTTAACACTGATGACTTGGTTGCAGTGGAGATGCTGGATGCTCAGACATCCCCTGCTTTGAAAGCAACCGTTCAGTTGGTTCGTCGTTGCACCAGAATTTCTTCTGGTTCGACTGGTGATACTCCCGGAAATTCCAATTGGAAGATGACTCTAGTGTTTGCACAAGCAAGTGGTTCTACCCTCTTTGATGGAGGCGCTACTAATAGCACGCGAACAGGTATCATGCCGGCTATCACCTCAAGTACTGCGGTAGATGCGGTCATGGCACTTACTTTCCCCATCGACGACAACTTTACCACGAGCACCGCTCTTGGTTCTGTCATCGGTACCACAGTGTGGGGCTTGGAAAATAACCCGAATATCCCCGAGATTGACATTAAGGTCGATTCCGTGGCTGTGACGGCTATCACCAAGAAGCTCAAGGCTAAGTGGACGCCAGAGTTGGGACAGGATCTAAATGCCTATCACAACCTTGACGCCGAAGTCGAGCTTACCAGCATTCTCTCTGAGCAGATTGCTCTTGAGATTGACCGCGAGATCCTCGAAGATCTTATCGTGGGTGCACAGGCAGGTACTTATTACTGGTCCCGCTCCCCTGGTCTATTCGTGGAACGTACTACTGGTCGTGAGATTGGCGCTAGCTCTGCTGCTCCAGACTTCACCGGTACGGTCTCTGAGTGGTATGAGACTCTTGCTGAAACCATCAACGATGTGTCTGCACAGATCCATCGTAAGACTCTACGGGGTGGTGCTAACTTCATCGTCTGCGGACCTGAAGTTGCTAACGTCCTTGAGTTTACCGCTGGTTTCCGCGCGAGCGTTACTGCTGACGATGAGACTGGTTCCATCGGCGCTGTGAAGGTCGGTTCACTGACGAAGAAGTTCGACGTCTATGTTGACCCCTACTTCCCACGCTCTGTGATTCTGGTTGGTCGTCGTGGAAGCTCATTCCTCGAGAGCGGTTATGTATACGCACCTTATGTGCCACTACAGACCACTCCCACTATCTTTGGTCCAGAGGACTTCGTACCCCGCAAGGGTGTGATGACTCGGTACGCCAAGAAGATGGTGCGTCCCGATATGTACGGCCTCGTTGTCGTCCAGGGTCTCTTAGGACAGGCCGGCGCTACTAGTTAAAAAACTAGCATAGCAAAATAAATGTAAAGCCTCCTTCTTCGGAAGGGGGCTTTCGTTTTACTCGACTACTTATAAGTGCGAGTCGAAAGACTCGTCCCATGTTTTTTTAACATGTATATAAATGGAGGGTTTTAAATAATGGGAACTAAAAGAGTAGGCTTGGCGAGAACCCAAGCATTAATTGAGAATTTAAAGAGAGAGTTGTCGATGGGCGGCTCGACCGTTGCGGGCGTAAAGGATAAGACGGAGGCCATCACCGCGGCCAAAACGCTTACGGCTGCAGATAGCGGTAAAGTGTTTCTTGTGGGAACAGATGCCTTGACCGTGACGCTACCTTCTACATCAGCCGGATTGACTTATACTTTTATCAATACCGGCGCCGATGGGGCCGTGTTGATTACAGTCAGCCCTGCTGCGGCCGATGCGATTTTCGGTACTATTGCGAATGCTGCAGCTGATTCAGTGTGCACCGGTAGCGACAATGGTGATCTCACCAATACGAAGGCTACTGCCAATAAAGGAGATCGTGTCACGATAGTGGGCGATGGTTCCGCTGGGTGGTACATCACTGAAGGTGTAGGTATCTGGGTTGGAGCCTAATTCTAAATCGATTTGAGCTTTAGTATGTATTTTAAGCCTCACCCTTTGCGGGGGTGGGGTTTTTTGTAAAAATAGCGATCTGCCACATTTTTTCGCCTCCAATTTTTTGAGATTTTCGGTTTCGCGAGAATAGTACTATTTACTATACTATAAAGGAGAATTCCCATGGGAAAGAAAAGACGATTGAATTCCGCGATGGCCAAGTTTAGAACTAAGCACTCTAGCCATCCTCGAACCCAACTTTTGAGTGGCACTGTGGTGGTGGACACACCTGTTATTGCTATAGAAGCACCACAAGTTGAGGCTACACTTAGCGCAATTTTGGAGGAGGACACAATTGAAATAACCCCCGAAGTCGTGGCACCTATTAAAAAGGTGAAGAAAAACACCCAGAAAAGAGTTAAAAAGACTTCATCGTAAAATACCTCTCTTTAGAAAAGAACGCCACCTCCCCATGGGGTTTTGTGTGGCGAGCTACTAATTAAAGGGGGAGAATCCATCGATGCCACAAAACTTAAGTCCAAGGTCTCAAACTAGTCCTATAGTTTTAACTTCAACGGGGTCCGCAGCCCTTGTGGCCGCAGCGGTACCCTTTGGGATGTACACGGGTTCGCTAGAGTTTTTAACTGGCGCCAGTGCGCAGGTAGCATACATTTATAAGAAGCTGGGAGGAGATGTTGTAGACATCGAATTAACTCCAGCAAATGTTTATGCTGCCTATGAAGAAGCAGTATTAGAATACTCCTATATTATTAATTTACATCAAAGCAAAAATATGCTATCTGATGTGTTGGGTAATGCCACTGGTACCTTCGATCACCTAGGAGAGATGGAGGCCGGCACGTTATCGTCTAGTTTGGGTGGCGACAAAGTTTCTCTTAAATATCCGCGCTATCAGTTTGAATATGCCCGGAACGTGGCGGATGGGATGATATCAGTGGGAGGCCTTGGGGGAACTGTTCCTCAATATTCCGCCTCCTTTAAACCAGTTGCTGATGTTCAAGATTATGACCTTCAGAGTATTATTTCTGCATCCTCTGCCACTGGGACTGATGATGGTGGAAACGTTGTGCCCTTTAATGACAAGGTTGGGGATAACCGAGTCGTCATCACTAAAGTATTTTATAAGTCCCCACGAGCCATGTGGCGATTTTATGGCTATTACGGAGGAATTGGCGTTGTAGGAAATTATTCCACTTATGGCCAATTTGCTGATGATGCTACATTTGAAATCATTCCCACTTGGCAAAATAAACTTCAAGCCATCATGTACGAGGACTCTATTATGACGAGAACCTCTAATTATTCTTATGAAATTATTAATAACAAACTGAGACTCTATCCCAATCCCAGTTACTGGGACTTTGGAGAAATAGATCGGATTTGGGTACGATTTTATGTAGATGACAATGCCTGGGATGAGGATGACAATTATAGATCCGGTGTAAACGGGGTCAATAATGCCAACACTATTCCTTTTGAGAATATTCCATATAAAAACATTAATGCCATTGGGAAACAATGGATACGAAAGTATTGTCTGGCGCTCTGCAAAGAAATGTTAGGACAGATCAGAGGAAAGTTTAACACTCTCCCGATTCCTGGCGAAAGCGTAACGCTTAATCATGCCGACTTGCTTTCCCAGGCAAAAGAAGAACAAAACACTTTGAGAGATAAATTAAGAGAACTATTAAAGGAAATGGAGTATACAGAGCTTGTTAAACTGGACAGTGAAAAGGCCACTGCAGCCACGGATGTTCTGAAGGGTTCGCCATTGCCCATTTTTGTGGGGTGATGAATAATGTCCGATGAATGGAGCAGACCTAAAGCACCACCCCCTCCGTTATTCTTAGGGAAGAAAGAACGAGACCTGGTTAAACAGGTCAACGATGAGCTAATTGAAAAAGTAATTGGCCAACAGGTTCTTTACTATCCGATTGACTTAGAAAAAACCAATTTTCATCCTTTATACGGGGAAGCTATTAAAAAAACCTTTTTACCTCCTGTGCGTGTGTATGCTCTGGTTGAATTTACCACGTTTGAAACTACTTACATGGCGAATGCTGGGATTGATAAAGTTTGGGAAATTAACATTCATTTTCACCGCCGGCGCCTTGAGGAGGATCAAAACATGTATGTTCGGGAAGGAGATTTCGTACTCTATGGCGAAAATTACTATGAAATAGTTAAGCTCGTTGAAAACAAGCAGCTATTTGGACAAGTGGATAACATGTTTGAGATATCTGCTGTGTGCAAGAGAGCTAGAAAGGGGTTGTTTGATGCTTCCTAAGAATTTTGATTTTGCAATGTTGCCGGTAAACAAGGATACGGCAACTCTTAAAGAAATAGGGATGCTGGGGTCCACCCTAGAAGATATAGATTACGCCATTACAGAGTGGCTGGAACAAGATTTAGATTTGAGAGCCAATAGCAGCGAAGGTTTTGTGCAAGTTCCGGTATTGTGGCAAGTTCCCGAAAGATCATATCAAATTAAGAACGAAAAAGAGTTAAGAGATGATTCGGGCGCCCTACGATTGCCATTGATAGGTATCGAGCGCACCACAGTTACCAAGGATCCCACGAAAAGAGGTTCCTTCCAAGCCAATATATATTCAGAGGACAAAAACGGCAGATCTGGTCGTTTGGTGATTGCCAAGAAAATAGTTCAGGATAAGACGCGGAATTTTGCGGTGGTTCCCGCAACTCGTGATTATCAAACTGGCGGAAAGCAACAGCTTTATTATCCGAGAGTAAACAAAAAAGTGGTCATTAAGAGTCTTTCTATTCCTATTCCTGTTTACGTTAATATAGAATATAAGATTACTTTAAAATCCGAATACCAGCAACAAATGAATGAGATGGTAGCGCCATTCATCACGCGAACCGGACAAGCAAATGCTTTCACGCTGACGCGGAATGGTCATATATACGAGGCATTTATCGATCAAGGCTTCGCCCAAAACAACAACGTTAATGACTTGGGAGAAGAAATGAGAATGTATGGAACCGATATCACCATTCGGGTATTGGGATATCTAATAGGAGAGGGTGATAATGATGATCGTCCAATTGTTAGAATTCATGAGAATATAGTAGAGGTAACTTTTCCTAATGAAGGGGTAGTTCCCGAAGGTAATGACGGGTTTTTTCTTTAGTTCAGGAACTACTTTTGAGATTAAAAATACTACTTAATTAATGATCACGCTATCATTTACACCTATTTTGATAAGAGGAACTCAATAATGTCAGTTAAAAAGTTTAAGTTTGTATCTCCTGGAGTGTTTATCAACGAGATTGATAACTCCTTTATTCCACGACAACCCGAAAATATCGGCCCAGTTGTCATCGGGCGTTCACGCCGCGGCCTGGCAATGCAGCCCGTAAAGGTCGAATCATATTCAGATTTTGTTGAAATGTTTGGAGAGACGGTGCCTGGAATGGGCGGCGGTGATATTTATCGCGACGGCAATTATCAGTCCCCGATGTACGGAACTTATGCTGCCAAAGCGTTCCTGAACGCAGGTGTGGCCCCTCTTACTTATATCCGACTCCTCGGCCAGCAAGATCCGAGTAATAATGCATCTAACGATGCTCGAGCCGGCTGGAAAGTATTGAATACCATTAACAAGCTACCTTCAAGTAACGGAGGCGCTTACGGACTTTGGTTGTTCCCCAGCCAATCCAGCACCGT